ATTAAAGGAAGAATTGGCATAATTGCATCTTCTTCAGTCTCGTTACCTAAGTAAGATTGTGAAATAAGCTTTTTGGTTGAAAGAGTTCTTTCAGCCATTGCAATACCAGCTCCATTAGCTGGATCATATGCATCGCCTCTTGGATCTAAGTTACCATGAGGTGAAGCGCCTGAAGCTACTTGGTTAGCAGTAAATTCTGCGTACCCAGCATCTGGCATGATCGGAATGATCTGTGTAGCTGACTGCATTTGGATTTCTCTAAATAACGGTGCTAACACTAGTTCTAGTTGAATATCTCTTTCAATATTCGTTGACACAGTTTGCTCAAAGTCTGCTGAAGCAACGTCCACACCTGAGTGTGCGTTTACTTTTTGCATAACATTTTGTGCTGCTTGTGTGTTCCAGCCTTTACCAGTAGCAAGTCCCATAATCCAAGCGTCATCAATGTCGCTTGAGAAGGCTTTCTGCCAGTCACTGTTTCCTCTATCAGAAAATTGTCTTTTTGATTCACGCATGGCGATAATCTCATCTTTCTTTTCTTTTAGATCTTTTGATAGTTCATTGACTACTGACTCTAAGTCGCCATGTCTTTCTGCAACGCGTTTTTCAACGTCATTGATGAGCTGTTCAGCTCCTGACATGCCGGCTTTGACAATAGTTTTAACCTTTTGTTGCTCGGCTTCTTTTTCCACTGCTTCTGTTTCCAGTTTGGCAGTTTTAGTTTCAGCTTCGCTTACTTCTTTTGCTTTTGTTTCAGCTTGTTGCATTGCGATTTTAGCAGCAGTTGATTTTGCCACCTCTTCCGCGAATGCTTTTAAGTCGAACTCAGCATTTGGAGTAGTTTTTTCTGTAGACATATGTCTCTCCTGTTGAGTGGTTTTACCCACGGCTTGTGGCGCATCAATTTCACCAGTATTTACTGCTGTCATATCATGAGCCTGTTTTACGTCATTTTTAAAATCAGCTTTCCATTCCTCATATTCTGATTGAGAATCGAATGATTTCGCAATCGAGAACATGGCTGCCTGGTTGCAAGGTACACTCACAACAGACACTTCGAATAGTTCTGCATCTTTTATTTGATATCCATCGGTTTCCTTTAGATAATCAGCGTCCTTGACTCGGAAACCCACGGAAAATGCTCCAAGTACGCCATCTTTAATAAGATCTTTTATATCGCCTGCTGACTTAGAGATTCTTGCTCCAAGTTCCAGACCTTTGTCGCTAACTTCTAGTGAAGTTGCACGACCAATTGGTTTGTTATAGTCATGGTTAAATAGAATAATTGGGTTGCCTTTAAAGTTCTCCAATCCCCCATTCTTAATCCATGCGTCATGATTAATAGAATCACCAGCTCTGTCACTATGGTTAGTGCTTGCATATCCTTTGATATTCACACTTCCGTCGTCGTCTTCGCCTAATGTTTTAAAAGTCGATGACCAATGAAAAATTTTATCTGACATATTAATCTACCTGTTTTTCAGCTTTTTTAGGAGCTGGCTTTGCCTTTGCTTGCATGGGAGTATTTTCTACTCTCATTTTGTGGGTAACCATCTGCGATAGTCTTGCCCATGAGCCGAAAGCTCTTTTAGCAACCTGAAAACGCATTGGAGCGTCTGTTGCTGCTTTGTATTCCTCTATTGAAAGTATTTTGCCTTTTGACATAAAATATTCAGTTAGAGTCTTAAGAATTGCTGGTTTATTCATTCGTATCTTCCTCTGTTTCTTCGGGTGGTCTGCCACCTTCGCTTGGGTCAGCTGCGCTGCCCGCTATATTTGCTGGAACTCGTAAATCATCATGTCCATCTATTGATTGCATGTTCATTGCGTCCCTGACTTCGTTAGGTGTCATAATACCTGTGTTTACTAATGTTGCATAATAAGCTGCTTGGTCTCTTAACTCTGGTTGTAGAGCTGGTACACCATGTACATCTTCTGTAATTTTAAATCCAAAGTATCTTTCTAAAGCATGATTCATTTTTCTAACTATAGGTAGTATAGTTTCTAAATAGTATAATCTATGATTAGGCCTAATGTTTGCATTATTTCCACCATCTAATAAGATTGAAGGTACACCCATTGCTGTTAGTATTACTTTTTCGTTTGCTGCAATAGAAGGCTGGAAGTCTAGTTCTTTAAAGTTTACTTTAGTTAAACTATCTACTTCTAAACCGCCGTCTAGTATTAGTGGTCTATGCCCACCATTTTTTGGATTGTATCTCTGTGCCCAAGCTGTTAACATTCTTTCTTTGATCCTGTCAGAAAGTGTATTAGGGCTCTTTAGTACTAATCCTGGAACTGCTCCATTCTTGAAGAAGTTGTCCTGAAATTTTCTCATGCTGTCCAGTAAGTACATTGTTCTGTACGCTGGTTTAAGTCTAGGTACTCCCCTATAGATTGAATGAAATGAGTTTTCTTTAATATGTATAATTTCTTTAGGAGAGTAGTCTATTCTACCATCAAATACATACTTGCTCACATAGGTCTTAGTATCAGCTTCTATGGTAACATTGTTAGCAGGTAAATGATAAAGGTGGGCACCATCATAATAAATAAAGATGTTGCCATCAATCAGTAGGTCAATCATAAGATTTCTCTTAAAAGTATTAACGTCCTGAAACGGGTTTGGCTCTTTGTTCAGTAGTATATCTACTCTAGTTCTACGAACATTGGGCATTATTGGAGTTATACCTTGTATTCTTTCTCCAACTTCAAATGGTATATCAGCTGCATCATCAACAATCATATTTACAGCGCGGTTAACTACTTCTAGTTCTTCATAGGCTGAACGATAATTATCTTTCTTCTCGCGAGTGTCAATAGCTAGTCCTTCCTGATAGGCAATATAAGGTTGAGAACCGTTTAGTTTCTCCTCTCTGCCTAAGATTCTATCATACCATGCCATATTTGTCTCTCTGTATCTCGACCCATCGTTTTTGTTTCATTGCTGTTCCTAACTTTGGTCTTTTTCCGTATATACTGTGCAATCTTATGTGATGGGTTTTACATAACGTTGCTGCTTCGTCGTATACTTCGGTGACGTGTTCTTCTATGAACTGTTCCCTAAGATTCATTATTTCATCGGCTGAGGTAATCGTAATTTTGTTAACCTTCATCCAAGTGTATAATAACTCAGTCATTCCGTAATAGTGGTGAAAATCTAAGTTGTCTGTATCTCCACAAATATAGCACTGGGTATCTTTTTGATAGCCTGATTTCGCTTTGTCTCGTACGTACTTGACTAAATCTCTTTTTAAATCCATAAATTCCTATTAGTTAAAATTATACCAAAAATTCACCTTCATGTCAACACTTATTTTTTGGTAGGTCATAATTATTAGAATGTATTGGAGGAGGTCTCAAAAGTATACAGCGCATATCTCAGGGCGTCAGCCATGTGACTTGCCATATTGTGTTTTGGCTTTTCTCGTAGTAAATTAGGGTTGGGGTCCCATTGATATTGGTCCACACATGTTAGTGCTTGAGAGCACCTCTGATCTACGAATAGAGTATCATTGTCTACTATTCCTGCCACCTGTCCTATACCGTCTAGCACAGACTTTTTAGCGTTGATAGTACTAATGTCGTAGTTTTGAGCAAAGTCAAAACGTGTTTGTTGAGCAGCGGAGTCAATATAAATATAGTCAATGTTATACTTAACTATCATTTTGTTAATTTCTATAGCATGCTGTTCAGTGGTTCTTTCAGCGTCCATGTACTCATCTATGAGGTAGTATTTCTTTTGGTCCCAATCATATGCTATCACACATAAAGCTGTTGGGTCTTTGTAACCAACGTCAAGGCCAGCGAATACATCCATGTTGCTAGTATCTAATTGCTCGAAGTCTCCAACCTGTGTTTCAAAGTTAAAGTTCCAGACCTGTCCTTCATAAGTATTGAAATCAGCTAAGTACTCTTGTGAAAATTCTGCGGCTGACATAGCTTTCTTTGCTTCTACTATGTCTTGTTCGCTAATTCTTGGGTTTTCGTGGTATGTTGCTTGGATTGAAGCCCAGTCTTGGAATTCATCGCTAAACCCTCTGTGGTAGAAGTCCGCAAACCAGTTATTCCGTCCCCTTGGGGTTGAAATAAATACTGCTTTACTGTTCTCTTTATCCAATGTTGGTCTGAGTGCCACATTGAAAGCATCCTTGCCATCGGCTAGTGCTGCTTCGTCAAAGATAATTAAGTCATAACTTCTACCAACTGCAGAGTCCACCTGATTTACAGAGCCCATTCGTATAGTAGAACCATTAGATAGTTCTATAACTTTGTCTTTCGCATTATCTTTAGTAACCTCTAAGTCAAAATGTTTAATAAGTTGTCTTTGAAGGTCAAAAGATATCTGTGAAAGAGAGTAGTTCGGTGACATAATTAATATGTTGGAGCCTGGCACGAGTGACACAAGTTGTCCAATGACATTTGCGATATACGTTTTTCCTTGACGCCTTGAAAGGGCGGCACACACGAATCTATACTTTGGGTTGTTTATGGCATTGATTAATGCCGTTTGCGAACTATTAGGTGCAATACCTAATAAGTTCATATACTCTGAGATGGGGAGCTTGATAAACCTTTCGGCTGTTTCAAATTCCATCAACTCAGAGCTAATAATATCTGTTCTGCTAATGTTTAACATGTTTAATGAATCGTCGTATGTTTTTTAATTAAATCGGTAAGCGTTTCTAAGTCACGCCTCTCTAGTAGTTCATAGGTATCGCATAAATTCAATAAATACAAGTATCCCATACATAAACTCTGTACTCGTTCGTCGGCGTAGGTAATTGTACCCAAGTCTTGAGATTTCTTCTCTAGGGTCTCAATAGTTATTGCTGCTGTTTCTGCAACTTCCTTTAGCCAACCTTCTATCATTAGCTGTACTTAACTGGTGTACCTAATACTGTCGCTGCTGCGGCAAATATTTGGTCAGTTGAGTCTTTCATTATGATAGTTATTTCACCATCTGCTAATGTCATAGTGCCTAACGTGGCGTCTGCTGCATTTGCTACAGTTACCAATTGATTAGCTGCACTGTTATTGAATAACCTTACCTGCGTTGAATCCGCAAAAGTAGAGGCTGCACCAACAGTAGTACCACAAGCAGCTTCTGCTGCGTATAATCTTATGGACATTTATTTCTCCTTTTTCTTCTTTGCTTTATTTTCAGCTTTTAACATTGCATCTTTAATATCGACCTTCCCATCTAAGTTCTTGTCTTTTCCGTTGATCATGTTCCAAACTTTCAAAGCTTGTTCTTTTAATTTTACCATTTTACTTTATTTGCCCAATATGCCGCAGACATTTTGCCTCTGGCTATATTTTTTGCGTGACGAGCTTTGAATGAAGCTCTTCGTTTCTTTTGTGCCGTTGATTTTGGAGATTTTCCTGCTCCTGACACGCCTTGTTGCCCAAATCTTATAGTCTTAACCTTGCCGCCTGACCTGGCTACTACTACGTGGGACTTTGTTCGGTGATTTGGCGTACGCTTCGGTTTGTTAAAACCTTGTACGCCAGCTCTTTTTAAACGGGTATCTTTTTTACGTCTGACTGTACGCTTACTTTTTCTTTTTACTGCCACGTTTTTTCTTCTTTTTAAAACCTGCTTTCATAAAAGCAAAGGCTTTCTTCTTTGCTGGCTTCTTTTTCTTTGCTGGTCTGCCTCTACGTTTACCGTAGGTTCCTTTACCGGCCGGCATTATTCTTTCGCCTTTCCTATGTTTAGGGCTAATAAGTCAATAAACTTATATAACTTCCCAATCCACACATCGTCTTTTGGTGTTGGTGTTGAAGCGGCTATTAAACTCGCTACTGTTACTATCATAGTAACTAATCCTACTAATTCCATCATGCTATCTCTCCCATAGCTTAAGAGGGCAGGTTGCCTTCTTAACTCTTGCTTTCAAGGGCATAAAGCATTTACAGGCTTTACAAACTTTTAAGCGATTATAGTACGGGCACGTACTACAAACTTTGAGTCTAGTTTTTGCTAGGCTCATTCTTCAACGCTTGAGGGTCAGTTACTTTTTCATAGTAAACTACAACCTCTTTAAGTTCTGTTATATAGCGTTTAAGTTCTTGCATGTTATAGCTCATTAGTTCATAATCAGGTATAGACATGGCCACGAATACTATTGACCCGTGCTCTTTTGTTAATCTTGAGTGAAACTCTTCAATGTTCTTTTCACTAACAACATACCACATAGGCTCTTTCAAGTCTATTGCTCTGGGTAGGATGGGCTGAGTTATAATCCTATCCATAGGTTTAGCTGTTACTTCAATTTGTTTTGGACTTAGTAGACTGCAACTCGACGCCATCATCGAGAGCATCAATAGTCCTACTAATTTCTTCGATTGAATCAAATACATTCTTAGTTCCTCTATTAATTTTAGGCTCTAGCAATCCTGGCTTTGCCGATGCTAGTTTGGTTAAATTGTGTCTTTTGAAGATGTCTAAGTATCTGTTCATCTCCATTTGAGTTGCTTGGGACTTAGCCTGAAGTGCTCCAAGTTCTTTTGTTTGTAATGCAAAGTCATTCTGCATATTTTCTATTGCAGCTTCTTGAGTTGCAACTGCACCTTCTAGTGCTGCGTTATTCGCTGTTAGTACCTGGTTTGCAGTGTATAAGTAGTAGCTACCTAAACTGAGTACTAGTATAATTCCTATAAGTAATTGATTCATAATTGTGATATCCTGTAGTTAAGTCCTTCAGCTCCACGTATCTCTACTATATCACCTTCTCTGGTTTTGAATTTTAAGAACTTGGGCTGCTTCTTGTAGAACTTTCGTACTACAAAGGTTTGATCGTCTGCATCTCCGTATGTGGAGTTATAACTCACTGTGAGTTCTTCATAAACGATGAACCAGTCTATAAACCAGTAGTAAAACTTAACTAGTTTACTGATAAATGCTTTAAATTTAGCCTTTATCTTAGCCATTAACTATCAACAACCCAGCTTCTGCTTGAGCTTTAGTTCTATATTGGTATAATTGACCTTTAATCTTGAAATTCCATAGTCCTTTCAGTTCGTATACAGTTCCATCTTCAACTTGTTTAGGAGTTGGGGCTTTAGTAGCCTCCGTTGTTGGTTTCATTTCTTTTGTTTCGTATCCGTCTATCATTTAGGGCCTCCGTTATGTAGCCTGTGTGCTTTCTTTTCTTCCCAATGTACAATTGCTTTCTTAATAGCGCCTTCTGCTAGTACAGAGCAATGCATTTTGATGGGAGGTAGTTCAAGGGCATCTGCAATGTCCCTGTCCTTTATTAATTTTGCTTCTTCGATTGTTCTTCCTTTCAACATTTGTACAAACATTGTAGAAGAAGCGATTGCTGAACCGCAACCATAAGTCTTAAACTTAACATCTAGTATTCTATCGTTATCGTCTAGCTTTAGGTCTAGTTTCATAACATCGCCACAGGCTGGTGCTCCCACCATGCCTGTCGCAACGTTTGCGTCGAGAGGATCAAACGTCCCGACTGAGTGTTTTTCAGGGTTGTTTAATACATCGTTAAACCTATCTACAACTTTCTGAGAATACGCCATTAGAAGTGGTAATACATTCCTAAATTAGACATATCCATGAACTGGCCTTGTCTTGCACCATCCATAACTTCTAATCTTAACCAGATATTGTCATTAAGCATTTTGCCTACTGTTACCATACCAAAGTCATTGTTCTCATCAAACCTTCCGTACATTAAAGATACGTCAGCCCAATCTATAAATGGTAAAGTATATCCTACTTGCATATATTTTTGGTCTGAGTTACCCATAACCACGTTGTACGCAAATGATACGCCTTTAAGATTCACTTTTACAAATGCTTCTTCAACGTCATCATATCCTTTGTCCCAATTGATTTGTTTTACACCTACATCAACAGATAATTTATCTGATAGCTTCATTACGTAGCCACCATAAAAATCCAGTTCGTAAGTTGCTTCGTTTCCGAAGTCTACTTCTGAAGCCCATATACCGCCATAGAGTCCACCTTCTGTTTCATACTTTAAACTAGCTTGTAGAGCTCCCTGACCATTTGACTGGCTCAGTCCTCTATACATGTAGTCACTAGTATAACCAAGATATCCGCTTGTACCTGCAAAAGCTGGTACTGTGCATACTGTTAATAGTAGTGCTATAAATTTATTTTTCATATGTCTTTTTCCTTTTTTAACTGCCCATCATAATGATGCTAATAATTACACCAACGCTGCCCACAATTATAGTGCCACAGGCACCAATAGCTATGGTTTCGAGTCTTCCGATATTGGAGTCTAGATCGTCAAGCCTGGAAAAACAAGTCTTCCAGCGTTCATCACACATTACTTCATGTGTTGACATTCTCAAGTCCAGCTGTACAATATTTTCAGAATTTTTTGTCGTTTCTTCGTTCATGTAAGTTATCTCAGTTCTTTGAATTAAAATTCTATAGTGTAAATTATAGCAAAATTGTAACTAGATGTCAAGATATTTTTTTCACTTGGTGATAGTATATATCTTAACTGGTTCCGATTTTCCTTTGACTGTCACATTATCTAAGTACTTATAATCAAAACCATCTACCAAACTATGTTCCGAGATTATTAAGTCCACATCATAGTTTTTACAACTTGACTCTAACCTTGCCGCGAGATTGACAGCATCACCGAGAACACTGTAATCAAAACGGGTAGTAGAACCAAAATTTCCGACGACACAGAGACCCGAATTGATTCCCGCTCCCGTATTAATCTCGTCCAAGCCTTCTTCTCTGAATCTTTCATTTAATTCTCCTAGTGCGATTCTCATTTCGATTGCGCACTCCGTAGCTTTTCGTTCTTGTTGTTCTACATCTAGTGGAGCGTTCCAGAAAGCCATAATGCAATCGCCCATGTATTTATCTATTGTTCCCTCGTGCTTGAGAATTATCTCAGTCTGATTGTCAAGGAAACGATTTATTAGAAGTGTAAGACCTTGTGGGTCTTTTTGATATTTTTCTGAAATTGGTGTGAATCCTCGAATATCAGAAAATAGAAAAGTCATACGTTTTGTCTCCCCACCCAATCTCAGTAGCGAAGGATCTTTTTGTAATTTTTTTACCAAGGCAGGGCTAACATAGGTCCCGAATTGTTTTTTAACTTCCATTCTCATGAAATACTGCTGGATAAAATTCCTGAAAGTTACGATGGCAAAGAAAAGGAATGATATCAAAATAGTCCCAGAAACGTCAAGTAAGTAGGAAGATTGATATCCATACCAACTTGCGTAAATGAGAGCGCCGATAGAGGTTATGAAAAGCGGTGCTGAATAGTATACGTGTGAGGCTGTGAAAAGCAGTACTAAAATTATAAGTAAAGCAGCCCCGAGCTCCGCTGCAGGAGCCCACACGGGTTGGACAGGACTTGTTCCGTTTATTAAGTGGTGTAGAACATTTGCTTGTACCTCGTGTGGGTATTTAGCCCCGCCCGCAGTAGGAACGGGATTAACCACTCCTTCTGCTGTAACCCCAAAGATTACAAAGACGGCGCCTTCCATAGGCTGCTGAAGGTATTCAGCTGCAGTTTGCCTATGGAATTTTATGTTGGATGTTATCCAGATTCTAGAATTAGAGTCTGTTCTGATAACGGGAAAGCTTGGGATTCTTAGCCATTCGACTCCCGTTTCCTTAGTGCTTATTTGATAGCTTGGGTCGCCAACTCCTACCCTCAACATCTCCAAAGCAAAAGAGGGAAATAGTTTATCGCCTGAACTTACGACTAGCGGCAAACGCCTTACGACGCCGTCTAATTCCGGACTTGCATTTATCAAGCCGACACCTACGGCGTTGTGTTGTTGTCGTAAAATTCCTGGGTATTGATATAGCCATTCTTTTGGATCACCTCCTAGTTGAGCAGTACCTACATGAGGTCCTACTTGCGTTGCTTGGTTAGAAGCAGTATATGCCAAAACAGCAGGATTAGTTAGCAGAGCTTCCGCTAGCTGCAAATCTTGTCCTGCACCTCGAATATCAGGGTCGGGCATGAGTACTGTGACTCCTGCTGTACCTTCAGTTCTATGTATAAAAGTTGCGTATAAACTTCTTGGTAGAGGATAACCGCCGTATGCCTCCACTATTTCTTCGTCCAAGTCTACTAGCAAAACCATATTGTCTTGCACAGTTTCTTTACTCGCCATAAGCCAGTCGAAGGTTTTTAATTCTAGTATTTGTA